GGTAATTGGACAGCTCAGTCTTTTCCTAGTGTCAGTATTTATACATTAAGGTAATTTCATTTATTTATGGCTACACAAAAACAAATAGCTGAACACCTAAACCTGACCCCAAAAAGAGTCTCAGAGTTGCGAAGAGATGGAATATTAACCAGCAATGACCAAGATACATCAAGGGTTGAATATATTGTTTATTTACGAAGGCTGGGAGGTTATAACAAGAAGAGTGGGACTGGTGATATTGCTGAAGAAAAAACTAGGCTGACAAAAGCACAGGCGGATGCTGCTGAATTAAAGGTTTCCGAGTTAGAAGGTGAGCTAATACCAGCAAAATTAGTAGAAGACACCTGGACTAATATAACAGCAGTGATTAGGGTTCAAATATTAGGATTAGCATCAAAGATTGCACATCATGTTATTGCTGTAGATACATACCAGGAAGCGGAAGAAATTATAAACAATGAGGTTTATGAAACCTTACAAGAACTAGCGGAGAGCAATGGAATACCTAAAGACTATGCAGGGCGTGTTGAACAGCACAATGCAGACATTCAGGCCACCACCGAAACTAACAGTTAGTGAGTGGGCGGATAGCTACAGAAAACTATCACCAGAATCTAGTGCTGAAAGTGGATCATGGAGAACTTCCAGGTGTGAATACCAAAGAGAAATAATGGACAGCTTTAACATCACAGGTATTGAAAGGATTGTGGTTATGACTAGCAGCCAAGTAGGTAAAACTGAAATACTTTTAAATGCTCTGGGATATTATGTAGATCAAGATCCTTCTCCAGTTATGGTAGTGCAACCTAACTTAACTATGGGTCAGGCTTTTAGTAAAGACAGGCTTGCTGCAATGATAAGGGACAGCGACAGATTGCGTGAAGTTGTTAGTGATGCTAAGAGTAGAGACTCTGGTAATACAACCATGCACAAAAAGTTTCCAGGCGGTCACATAACAATATCCTCTTCGGGATCTCCAGCAGGTCTCGCTAGCAGACCCATACGTTGTCTTTTTTTAGATGAAATCGACCGTTTTGAACATAATGTAAAAGGTGAAGGATCTCCTATATCGTTAGCTACAGCCAGGACTAAAACATTCTTTAATCGCAAGATCTTTATGTGCAGCACACCCACAATCAAAGGTATATCAGCTATTGAGTCTGCTTTTGAAGAATCAGATATGCGTTATTACAATGTGCCATGTCCTGAATGTAAACATAAGCAAGTCTTAAAATGGAAGAATGTAATTTGGGATGAGAATAAACCAGAGACTGCAGCTTATGCGTGTGAGGGATGTGGATCATTGATAAACGAATCTAGTAAACAGTGGATGATTAACAATGGGGAATGGGTGGCAACTAATGTATTAAATAAAACTGCTGGTTTCCATATTTCTGAGTTATATAGTGTTTGGTCTACCTGGTCAGATATGGCTTTCGCATTTCTTGAGGCAAAAAAGAACCCAGAGACATTAAAAACATTTATAAATACTAGCCTTGGACAAAGTTGGGAGGAGCAGTCTGAGAGTGTTGAATATGAAACACTGCTTGAACGCAGATTAAACTATGACTTTACTAACATTCCAGAAGATGTATTAGTTCTAACTGCTGGATGTGATGTCCAAAAAGATCGGATTGAGCTGCAATTGGTTGGGTGGGGTAAAGATTATGAAGCATGGGTATGTGATTACAAGATATTCTGGGGTGATCCAAACGCATTTAACGTATGGAATGATTTGGATGCTTACTTAAAGAAAAGATTTAAAACTGAATCAGGTAGAATCATGCCAATATCCTGTACTACCATAGATTCAGGTGGACATCATACGAATAATTGTTATCAATTTACTAAGCCAAGACAAGGTAGAAGAGTCTTTGCAATTAAAGGTTTATCTACTGCTGGTAAGCCTATAGCTAATAGACCTACATTTGTTGGTAAAAACAAGGCTGTTCTTTATGGTGTTGGTACTGATAGTGCAAAAGAAGCTATTTTTGCTAGATTAGCAACTGATCCTGATAAGACTACTCTGCATTTTTGTAGTGACGTAGATGAAGAATACTTTAAACAAGTTACAAGTGAGAAGAGAATAACAAAGTTTGTTAGAGGAAGAAAAACCCTTGCTTGGAAGCAGATTAGACCAAGAAATGAAGCATTAGATACTTTAGTCTACAATTTTGCAGCAATTTACATCTTAAACCCTAATTTCGATAGTATTGAGCATAAAATACTAACCCAAGAGTCTAAACCACAACAAAAATCACAAAATACACCAAAAAAAGGCATAAATAGAGGTAATTTTGCTACTTCTTGGAAATAAATATATAAATATCAAACCCAAATATTGACAATTAGTAAATGCACCTTAGTGTTATTAGTAGATTAATCTAATAATAATTAACGAGGTTTTTGCTTGTCTAACGCATTTGATAGAGAAAACTACCCAACAAAAGAACCTAGTACACTTGTATTGGGTGATTTTTGGGCATGGAAACGTGACGATTTAGCTGAAATCTATCCTATAGCATCATATTCACTTACTTTTGAGTTCCATGAAGATTCTGGTGGTGGTGGAATACATAAATTTACACTTACTGCTGTAGAAGCTAACTCTACTTATTACATAGAAGCAGCATCATCATCTACAACTGGTTATTCAGTTGGTGATTATATTTGGGAAGCATATATAACTAAGACTTCTGATTCTAATAGAATCATAGTGGACTCTGGCAGAACATCAATTACCGAAAATCTTGCTAATACTACTTCTGATCTTAGAAGTCATGCAAAAAAAGTAGTAGATGCAATAGAGGCTGTTATTGAAAACAGAGCATCAATGGATCAAAGCTCGATGTCTATTGCTGGTAGATCATTATCTAGAATGTCTATAGATGAATTAATGACATTTAGAGATAGATATAAGGCTGAATACTTAAAAGAAATAAAACTAGCAAGAATTAGAAACGGACAGGGTACAGGAAATACACCCAAGGTAAGGTTTACTAAATAATGGCATGGTATAGCAGAATTTTAGGTTTAGATAATCCTAAAATACAAAAAAAACAAACATTTAAAAGAAGTTACTCTGGTGCTAACACTGGAAGGCTATTTGCTGACTTTATTACATCATCTACAAGTGCTGATGCAGAAATTAAAGACAATATAAGAATATTAAGAGACAGAGCTAGAGAATTAGCACGTAATGACTCCTATATATCAAGATATCTTAACTTAATGGTATCTAATGTTATTGGTAAGCATGGAATCAGAGTATCTTCAAAAGCAAGAAATGATGATGGATCATTAGATATAGGTGCAAACGTACTTATTGAACGTGCCTGGAAGGAATGGTCTAAGGTTGGTAATTGTACTGCTAATGGCAGATTGAGCTTTTTAGACTGCCAAAAAATCTTTATTGAATCTTTATGTAGAGATGGTGAGGTATTAATCAGGAAGATTAAGTCCAATGAATCACCTTTTGGATTCACATTACAGTTTTTAGAAGCAGATCATTTAGATGAAACTAAAAATGACTACTACAAAGGCACTGGCAATAGAATTAAGATGGGTGTTGAGGTAAATAAGTACGACAAACCAGTAGCTTACCACTTATTCAAAGAGCATCCGTATGACAGAACATACATGGGCAACATAGAACACATCAGAGTGCCAGCAGATGAAATAATACACGCCTACTTGCCACAAAGAGCAGAACAAACTAGAGGTATATCTTTAGTTGCAACTGCTATGGCTAATGTAAAAATGTTAAATGGCTACCTGGAAGCTGAAATAGTAGCCGCAAGAGTTGGAGCTTCTAAAATGGGATTCTTTACTTCGCCAGATGGTGATGGTTATGTTGGTGATGGTGAGTTTGAGGATGGATTTAATCCTACAACTAATGCTCAAGCTGGTGTTTTTGAACAATTACCAGCAGGAATGAATTTCACCGCATTTGATCCTACACATCCCACATCTGCATTTGAGTCTTTTACAACTAGCGTATTAAGAAGCATAGCTTCTGGTTTGAATATTTCTTATCATTCATTATCTAATGATTTAACTTCAGTTAATTACAGCTCTATCAGGCAAGGTGCTTTAGAAGATAGATCTATGTATATGATTTATCAGCAGTTTGTAGTTGAGCATTTTATTAACCCTGTATTTCAATCATGGTTAGAAATGGTTATATCAACTGGCTATATCAATCTACCAATAGGTAAGTTTGATAAATTTGCTAATTCAGTAAACTTTATACCTAGATCATTCTCTTGGATAGATCCATTAAAAGAAATGCAAGCCAATGTTGTTGGTTTACAAAATGGAACTTTAACTTATGGAGACATATCTGCTTCTTATGGAAGAGATACAGAAGAATTATTTGAACAACATCAAAAAGAAATAGAACTAGCGAAACAATACAATATTGAAATAGCTTATCAGCCATTTGGTCAGAAACTACCTGTAGAAGCAAAGATACAGGGCGGAGATGATGATGAGTAAACCTAATCAAAGCATGAGAGCTGAAGCACAAAAAGGTTTAGATTGGCGTGAAGAATTTGGTAGAGGTGGCACTAGGGTTGGAGCTGTAAGAGCAAGACAAATAGTAGCAAATGAAAATCTATCTGATGAAACCATAAAAAGAATGTATAGCTATTTCAGCAGACATCAGGTTGATAAGCAGGCAGAAGGATTTAGTTCTGGTGAAGATGGTTATCCCTCTAATGGAAGAATAGCTTGGGCGTTATGGGGTGGAGATGCTGGATATAGCTGGTCAAAAAGATTGGTTGAACAAATGAAAAAAGATGAAGATAGAGCTATACCTGATGCATTAAAGATAGGCGATTTTGTAAGCTGGAATAGTGCTGGTGGAAGAGCTAGAGGAAAAATAATTAAGATTGAAAGGGATGGAAAAATAAACATTCCTAATAGTGAATTAACTATTACTGGAACTGAAGATGATCCAGCAGCCTTAATACAAGTTTATAGAAGTGGTGAACCTACAGATATTGAAGTAGGACATAAGTTCAGCACTTTAACAAAAATTAATCCTATAAGGGATTTTAACGATTTCAATTCTAATGAATTGGAAAAACATCCACTAAATAGTGAGGAGAAATCTATGAATAAAGAAGATAGACATATCCTTAATGTTAGTGAAACTGACAACACTATTGTTGTTGAGTTTGCAAAGCATGAGGATGTAGAACATGAAGGTGAAGAAGTAGAGATAACTGATGAAGTATCTATGTCTGATTCAAATGAAGAAGAAAGAAATGTAATTGATATGCCTATGAAATATAGAACTATTGATTTATCTCGTTCTGAATACATTGATGAAGAAAAAAGAATGGTACGCGTTGGAGTCTCTTCTGAAGAACCTGTTGAAAGAAGTTTTGGCATGGAAGTGCTAGGACATTCTGCTGATGATATAAACATGGAGTTTATTTCATCTGGAAGAGCACCATTACTCTTGGATCATGATATGAACAAGCAAATTGGTGTGATAGAAGAATTTAAACTTGATGAGACTGCTAAAAGGACAATAGCAGTAGTTAGATTTGGTAAATCTGCTTTAGCTCGCGAAGTTTTTGAGGATGTAGTTGATGGTATTCGTATGAATATATCTGTTGGTTACAGAGTCGATAAATTAACAAGAATGAACAAAGACGATGAAACTTATTACAAAGCTGAATGGACTCCTATGGAAGTATCTTCTGTATCAGTTCCAGCAGATCAGAGTAGGTTAGTCGGAGTTGGTCGTTCTAAAAATAAACAAAACACACAAACAACAAAGGTGAAAATAATGGAAAACGAAAAACAAGAAATTAATCTTGATGAAGTTAGATCACAAACTGTTGCTGAAGCTAAAGCTGAATTTAAAAGAAATTCTAAAGAAATCATAGACTTAGCTGTTAAGCACAACAAAAGAGATTTAGCTGATAAAGCAATCGGTGATGGCATTTCTGTTGAAGAATTTAGAGGCGTATTATTAGAAAATATTTCTAACGACACTCCTTTAGAAACTCCTTCAGAAATTGGTATGACTAAAGAAGAAGTAAGAGAATTCTCATTAGTGAGAGCTATCAATGCTTTAGCAAACCCAACAGATAGAAAAGCTCAAGAAGCTGCTGCATTTGAATTTGAATGTTCAAACGAAGCTGCAAGACAACAAGGTAAAACTGCTCAAGGTATTATGATGCCTTCAGATTTATTAAGGTCTTGGGGACAAAGAGACTTAAATACTTCAGATGACGCAACTCTAATCGCTCAAGATTACAGAGGCGGAGACTTCATAGATGTATTAAGAAACAAATCTTCAGTAATGAACGCTGGAGCTACTATGCTTAGAGGATTACAAGGTAATGTTGTAATACCTAAGAAAACTGCTGCTTCTGCTGCTGCTTGGATAGCAACAGAGGGTGGAAATAGTGGTGAGAGTGAGTTTACAGTTGGTTCAGTAACAATGTCTCCAAAAGTAATTGGTGGACATACTGAAATGACTAGACTTATGCTTCAACAATCTAGCTTAGATGTTGAAAACTTAGTAAGAAATGACCTATCTGAAGCTATTGCTCTTGCAATTGATTTAGGTGCTTTAGCTGGTTCTGGTTCTTCAGGACAGCCAACAGGTATTTCTGCAACTTCAGGTATTAACACAACAACATTTGCTGCTGCTACACCTACCTTCATTGAGTTGGTAGCTATGGAAAGTGCTGTAAGTGCTGATAATGCTTTACAAGGTTCTTTAAAGTATATTGCTAAACCTTCAGATTGGGGAACTCTTAAATCTGTAGATAAAGCTAGTGGCTTTGGTCAAATGATCGTTGGCTCAGATGGTCAAATTAAT